GGTGCTGATGTTGAACCTAATAAATCATCTGAGTTTACGTTAGCTCTTAAAATGAATGCTTTGTTAGCCACTCCAAGGAATGAGTAAGCCGCTTGTAAGCCAAATTCATTAAGCTCGTAACCATTTAATGCACCACCTGATGCATCTGTATAAAATTTTGGATCACCAAATGTTTCTGTTAATTCTCTTTGTGAGGAGATCAAGAATGCCGTGTTAGCGTTTGCTGTTTGTGTACCAGCCGCTGTTCCGTCACCTGCTCCGTTCTTTTTGTCTTGTCCTGATGCTACTATTATAAGTGGAGTTGTACCCGCATCTGATGGTACGTAGAAACTTTCATCTATTACTGAAACGTTTACTCCTGGACTAGTTAATGTTGCCATATGTTTTGTTCTCCTTGCAAGGTTCGTTACTGCTATTTATAGTGTATGCTGTAAAATACCACTAAACTATGGTTGAATTAGGTACCTATATAGGGCACGTAAATACACTTATGAAAAGACCCTTGTGTAAGAATTGCCAAGAAAGACCAAGAGCGTATGCTTATAGGAAAAGCAATAAAATCTATTGGCGTAGTCAATGTGATCGTTGCATACGTAAAAAAAAGAAATTAAAAACTGGATATGCGGCCAAATGGTTTAAAGCAGGGTATCGTAAGAAAAAACGTTGTGAATTATGTGGATTTAAACAAGTAGATAGTGTACAGATGAATGTATATCATGTTGATGGAAATAGGAATAACACATTAGCATATAATTTAAAAACTATTTGTGCTAATTGTCAGCGTTTAAAATCTACGCAGAATCTCGGTTGGTCTCTGGGAGATTTGGAAGTAGATAGTTAGCCATATCGTAAATTTGTTTGTTCAATGATTCAATAGTAGATGTGTTTTCTAAAACATAATCATAATCTGCACCAATCCAATCCCATTCTGATTTGTGTGCACCTGCTTCTATCATTTCTTGTTTGTTTGGCATTTTAGTGCGTTTTACTAGAACAATTTTTCCTCCTTGTTCTCTAATTTGTTTTATTTCATTTACAAATCTAGTGTCGGAAATCACTGTGCTTTTGCCATGGTATCTAGCCATGCAAGAATCTACCCAAATTGAGTCTAACATATTTCCTCTACAAACTTCTGTACCAAAATATTGTAATACCCATCTTGGAGTTGTGGGTTGTCCAAATTTTTTACTCCAAAACTTATCGGGCTGTTCTCTCCATGCTCGACTTTCTTTAGTATTACCCTCCAACAATTCTCTGTCCCAACCAAAAATATTACCCACAGCATCTTTTAAACTTTTTGCAAAGGAATCTTGTATAAAGCCGTGGTGAGACACTAGTCTGTTGGCCACAGTGTCTTTTCCAGAACCAATTAGTCCTACTAAACCTATTAACATAAGTTTATATACTAACAGTTTTGTAATCTTTTTTCAAGTTCTTTCTTGATTTCTCTTACAGCGTTTAACATATGAAATGTAATTCGCCAACCTGGTCCTGCTTTAAGCAAGATTTCGAATCCTATTGTTAATTGCTTGAGTTGTCTATATGATAACTTAGACAGAGTTGAGAAGTATTTGCTTTTTGCCATGATAGTTGCCTTTCTTGTGCCTGTTTAACAATTATATTTAATATTATGTGAGATAGAATTAACCTATAACAAAACTGTGTGGAGTACCACCTTCTGCAAAATTTCCAATTTCTGCTTCTAGTCTTTCCATTTCTGCTTGTCCTTCATTCTTCAATGCATCACCGTTTAGTGTTGTGCCACCTTGTGGTCCTGCAATGGTATTGAATTTTCCTCTGGCTTCACCTAGTATAGTTTTAGAAACTGCAAGTGTGTAATCTCTTATCCATGGTTTACTGTATATGTCTTTTAAAAGTGTAATGTCTGGTCTAAAATTATCAGTGTGCATAAGAATTGTTTCGTTGTCTGCTCTAGGACGTTGTGTTATAGTCAATTGTTTAGTTGCATTGTCATAATGAAATTGTATAAAACTTCCAAATAATTTACCTACTAGTTCTTGATAACTTGCAAAAGCATAATAAGTTGCTAATCCGCCAGTTGCTCCTGCTCTCATCATATAGGTGTTTGTGTAGGCCAAATTGAACGGTTCAAAAAGTGTGCCGCCTTCCCCACCTTCTGTTCTAGATCCTACTGTCCTTCTAAACAATTTTCTTACATTGATTACTTCATCGGGTAAAATGTATTTGTTTTCATTTTTCTGTAAAGTTAAAAACGCATAAGATTCTTCTACCGCGTTCGATGATCTTTGTCTGTATCTGTTAATGGCTCTTTCTAGTGCAGTTTCGTAGTGTTTTGGATCAAGTTCAACCTCGATCATACCTTCGCCTAGGTTGTTTTTGACATAATCAAACACTTCTTGTTGCATGGTTTGTAGTTCTGACATAGTCATATTTAGTACCTTTGTCCTAACTATAAATATGTAAACTATGCCACGACTATCAATTTTTAAGCCAGAAAAAGGCAACGATTACAAGTTTTTTGATCGGAACATTAAAGAGATGTTCACGGTGGGCGGAACCGATTTACACCTGCACAAATACCTAGGACCGCACAAACAGGGTGACACTAATAAGGACGGACTTGCATCTCCCACTCAACCCAACTACGCACCTAGTGAAACTAATGAAAGAACTATTCAAGATCTACTATTTTTAGAAAACAGAGATAGAAAATATTCAGATGATATCTATCTAATAAGAGGCATTTACAATGTACAAGATATTGATTTTAATCTTAGTCAGTTTGGTATGTTTTTACAAAACGACACACTATTTTTGACTGTACATTTGAATGACTGTGTTGAAAGACTAGGTAGAAAAATTATGTCAGGAGATGTTATTGAATTTCCTCACATGAAAGAAGATTACAGTTTAGATGCATCTATACCAATTGCACTTAAAAGATACTATGTGGTTGAAGACGTCAATAGAGCCGCAGAAGGATTTTCACAAACTTGGTGGCCACATCTTTTAAGAGTAAAACTAAAAAGTCTAGTTGACTCACAAGAATTTAGAGACATAATCGGCGATGCTGACACAACTGGATCTTTGGCTAGTTACATGAGTACATTCAACAAAGAAAAAGATATAAACGATCAAGTGGTTGCACAGGCTGAGCAAGATTCTCCTAAGGCAGGCTTTAACTACAAACAATATTATGTTGCCCCAATAGACGAAAGAGGAAATATAAGAACAGACAATGTAAACACCGAAGAACAAAGAATTAGTTCAGATACTCCTGTAAATGCTGTTCTAGATACGCCGGCGTCTTCACACTATGGATTTTATCTAGACGGAGACGGTGTAGCACCCAACGGGTACCCTGCTGGTTTTGGAACTTCCTTTCCAAACAGTGGTGTTGATAAAGGTGATTATTTTTTAAGAACTGACTTTTTACCTAATAGATTGTTTAGGTTTGACGGATTAAGATGGGTCAAAATGGAAGACAATGTGAGAATTACTAAAACTAACAATGATAGTAGGGCTAATTACAAAACTAAATTTATCAATCAATCAAACACAACTACGATTAACGGTTTGACGGTTGAACAAAGACAAGCACTAACAGATGCTTTAAAACCAAAGGCTGACAATTAATGTTACATTTTTACGAAGGACAAATTAGAAAATTCCTTACACAATTCATTAGAATATTAAGTAATTTTTCTGTTGAGACTGGCAAAGATGCTTCTAACAATATAAAATTAAGAGCGATCCCTGTGATGTATGGAGACATCACTAGGCAAGTTGCAAATATTTTAAGAAATAATTCTGAGAATGCTTTACAGTATGCACCAAGAATGAGTGCTTATGTAACTTCATTGGATTATGACAGAGAAAGGATGCAAAATCCTTATCATATAGAAAAACAACATCTTAAGGAAAGACAATATGATGAAGCCACAGGCGAGTACACAGACAAATTAGGTGCTGGTTACACAGTTGAGAAAGTTATGCCATCTCCTTTTAGGTTAAATGTTGCCTGTGACATTTTTACAACCAACACTGATCAAAAATTACAAATCTTAGAACAAATTTTGTATCTCTTCAATCCCGATTTTGAAATACAAAAATCAGACAACTACATTGATTGGACTAGTTTAAGTTACGTAGAACTAACAGACATTTCATTTAGTTCAAGAACAATACCAGTAGGTGCTGACACAGAAATAGATGTAGCAAGTATTAAATTTAGTATGCCAATATGGTTGAGTCCCCCAGTTAAAATTTCAAAACTTGGTGTTGTACAAAAAATTATCATGAGCATTTATGACGATGACGGTGGCATTGCAAAAGGATTAATAGATGGAGATTTAATATCTAGAAGTTATATTACACCTAATAATTTCAATTTACTTTTGACAGGAAATCAATTGAGACTTATTGGTTCAACAGGTACAAATGTAAAAAGCGGTGGTGACGGATTCTATACAGGCGCTAAAGAACCAAGCACATTTGATCCATTAGAACCTTTTGGTCCTCCAGTAAATTGGAATGTATTGTTGAATCAATATGGCAAAATTACAAATGGAACAAGTCAAATAAAACTTACACAAGAAGGTGGAAACGAAATTGTAGGAACAATAAGCACTACGCCGTTAGACGAAACAATATTACTTTTTAATATTGACACTGATACAATTCCTGCTAATTCACTTACAAATGTTCTTAAGGTTATAAATCCGTTGACTTTTGATCCGGGCACTCCTAATAACGGTGATCGATATTTGATTACAGAAGACATTGGAGACTCAACAGTGAATGCTTGGGGAGATATAGAAGCCAGCCCAAATGATATAATTCAATACAATTCAAGTACTTCAAAATGGTCAGTTGTGTTTGATGCTTCAAATCCAGATTCTACACAACACTATGTCACAAACAGCAACACAGGTATTCAATACAGATTCAATGGTGTTAGTTGGGTAAAAAGTTACGAAGGCATATACACTGCTGGCAGATGGACTATGGTTTTACCAGGTGGTTCTACGCAATATAATGTAGATACAGATGTAAATCAGTCAGGTTCAGGCGCTGACGGTTCTTACCCAAATAATTAATACAAATGGAAAAAAACATAATCTGCTCGGGAGCCTTGTTCTATGCTACCAGCACAAAACGATTTTTATTTTTACAAAGAAATGACCCAAAAACCAAAGGCACTTGGGGACTTGTGGGCGGTCGTGCAAGATATACAGAAAGTGCTTTTGAAGGGCTTAAAAGAGAAATTGCAGAAGAAGTGGGTGCTATTTCAAAATTTAAGAAAGTTATTCCTTTAGAACTTTTTACTTCAAATGATCAAAAATTTTATTTTAACACTTATGTTGTAGCAATTGATTCTGAGTTTTTGCCTAAACTTAACGGAGAACATTCAGGTTACTGCTGGACTGCTTTTGAATGCTGGCCAAAAAATTTACATGCTGGGCTAAGAAACACTTTGAACAATAAAGCAATCAAAGGCAAACTTCAAACTATACTTGATTTAATAACTTAATTAACCAGCACTAATTTTAACAGTACCGTTATCATTCCAAAGTTGGCCAGCATTACTAGGATCGCTAGTGGGCAAGTCTGTTGCCATTACTTTTCCGGAATTGTTTATCATAAGTGTGCCGTTGTCGTCTGGTAGGTTTATGTTTCTTTTTGTAGTTGATGCACCTGACAAGAAGGTCTTATAACCGTCTTCTGTTTGCAGGCATAATGGAACATCACGATGTGCGTAGATGGCATTGTTGGCGATGGTTAATAGAGGTTTGTGCTGTCCGTCTTTTCTGCCAATTATCTGTATTATGCTCTGGTCTGCACCTTTCTTGTTGTCTTTGATGCTACCTTTGATCGAACCTATTCTGATCTCATCTCCGGCATCGTTATTGCCTTTGAATTCAAGCCAAGTGTCTGCGTGGAGTGTAATATTTTTTCCTAC